AGTCAGCACGGCTAGAAATAGAATAGTGAACGTGAGCTTCAGCACCACCTACGTAGTTATAGAACTCACGGAAACCAGAACCAGTTTCAATGTCAGAGAATCTTTCACCGTACTCACCACGGGCAGAACCTTTACGGAAGAACTTAGTTCCAGGAGCAAGATACTTGTTATCAAGACTTGCAGCATTGTTGTTGTTCACCAATTGTACAGTGTAGATGAAACCATCACCAGCAGGGATGATATCAGAAGCTGTAATGTACAATTCTAAACCGTTGTACTTGTCATAAGTGATGATATCACCATGACCAAATGATCTCTTAGACAATTTGATAGTGAAAGTAGTACCGTCAATACCTTTGCTTGCATTTTGAGGATCAAGATCCACAACTACAAAAGGAAGGTCTTGAGCAATTGGCGTTTGCCACTTGTACTCTCCACGTGCATTGTCAACCATGATGGTATTTTTACCACCAAAAGAAGCCATTTGATAAAGGGGCATTTCAACTTTTTGAGTCATAGCCCATAAGTCCACTGGACCCATATCCATGGGTTCAGCACTACCTAACATTTGAGTTAAGTGGTAAGAATCTACGTGAGAACTGGCTTTGTAGCTAGTGTCTCTCAGGAAAATTCCATTGTTTAAAACAGGAGTTGCCATAATTGATTGTGTTTTTGTTGTTAATTATTAATTGTTGTTGTTAAAAGCGTTTAAAAATATTATTAGGTCTTTGTATTTTTCTTTTACTAATTGGTCTTTCAGATTCTTCAACCTTATCTACACCAAGAGAACTTCCACCACTGTTAGCTTGTTCAGTTTTTAGTTTTCTTACTGTAGATTCTACAGCTTTCTGAGAACCTTTTTCCATGATACGTGCTTTGTATCCATCAGGATCAGAAAGCAGCCACAGAGCTTCAGAAATCAATGTGTAATTAGGTTCTACAAACTGATACTTCTCTAACAAGTGACCAAGTAAGTTTGTATTTCTTCCACTTACAGAAGGGTAGTTAGGTTGAACAAGACCGTTATATAACATATTCTGAGTCTTTCTATCAATCTTAACATCACCTACAGTACCATCTTTAAGTGTTTCATACACATTCTGCATATATTGTTGAGATGCTTGCTCTTGTTGCTTTCTTCTCATTTCTTGTTCTTCAAGTTTTCTTGCAACAACTTGTTCTTGCATCTTATCCAATTTTGGTTTGAACTTAGATGCTTGTGCCTCTAGTTTACCAAGATCTTTCCAAATTTCAATTTCCTCTTCAATTTCTTCAGTTGATCCGTAGCCTGTAGCTTTTAAATAATCACGGATAATTAATTCCTGATCTCTCTCACTTTTGATATCCAAGTCTCTTGTTTCTTCAGCTTGTGCTAAAGTTGCAAAAAGGCTTTTTAGATCAGTTCCTCCGTTAGCTACATAACGTGCTGCAATCTGAAGTTCTTGAGGTAATGCATCAAAAAATTGTTTAGGAGTTTCTCTTCTTACTTGATTAGCTCTTTCTTCTAAGTTAGCTTCAATCAACTCTTCCCAATCTTTTAAACTGTATTCTTCTAAATTCTTATCATCTTCAAAAGGAACAATCTTGTCCTCTTTAATAAGCTTTTGGAATACATCTGCAATTCCTTCAATCTTTTTTCTTCCTCTAGTTTCTACTTTCTCTTCTTCATCTTCCTCATCCATGAAAGAGTCTAAAAGATCAGAAGATTCTTTTTTTGAAGCGGCTGTTGGTTGTTTTGATGCAGCACCTGTTTCTTCTTCATCAGTATCATCTTCTTCATCATCACTTGCACCTGGCTCAGTGAAAGAAAAATCTACTGGTTTTTCTTTTGAAAAAATATTCACCATCTTAGGCTCAGATTTTTTCTTGTCACCCTCAGATGGAATAGTAACACTAGTTGCTGAAGCTGCTCCTTCAAACAGTTCATCAAGGTTAATGTCTACCTTTTCCACTTTAGTTTCTACTGACTGTGTATTCATACTATTTGTTTTGTTGGTTTTACATATACAATATAGAAAGAATATTTGAGTTAAACCTATAATATTTTGGGATAGCTCCACATTTTCTGCAGTATATAGCTATCACCAAAATATATTTTCACATAGGTTTCAAATTATTTTTCTTTGCTATTAGGTTTGCCTTTTGAATCATACTTATTCTTATTCTCTCTAGCAATTTCAAGTTGAGTATTTGCAATATCTCTTTGAGTTGCTAGTCTATCTCTCTCCACATCAAGTTTCTTCTGAGTCATACTATTTGTCATAGCATTTTGCTCACGTTTTAGATTCATCTGCTCTTGATATTCTGTAGTCTTTTTAATATCACTCATGGCATCTCTGTAATCAGACATCATGTTTTGATTGATATCAACTCCAGAACCATAGCCGGCAGCTCTAATCTCTGCAACAAGAATCTCATTCTGTCTGTTCTTATCATTTTGATCAGATTCAAACTGAAGTTTCATTTGTTCTTCTTGAGTTCTTGCTTGAAGAGCTTGTTCCTGCATTTGTCTTTGGTTCTGCATTTCTTGCTCTCTCATAGCCATTTGCTTCTGCTCCGCACCCTTGAGGATATCGGTGACTTCAGCAATTGAATCAGCTTTGACAATATTACCAAGATCAAAGATTGTTGCACCAGTAGTATTATTTGTAAGAGCTAATTGCTTCAATTGATCAAGAATAGCTCTATGGTTAGTTTTAGTTGTAGCAAAAATATTAAAGTCTCTTAATAAGAGATCAGTACCGTTAATAGTAAAGTTAACCTTTTCAGCTTCAGTTGTAATGTAGCTTAATCTTACACTTGGATTTCTACTTTGATAGTACTGAGCCAAGTCAGTTCTCATCTGATGCACTCTTGGCATTAAATAATCAGAGTGCTGATTAAAGTAAATCTCTGTTTGAGCATAAGATTGATTCAATGCTTGTGTAACTCCTGTTGCAGTTTCTTGACCCATTGGGGCACCAAGTCTCTGAGGATTAACACCAATTGCATCAAAACACTGTTGCTTAAAGTAATTAGCCAGATTAATTCTACCCATCAATCTATTACTTTGTTCCATGTTCAGAACCTGGTAATGATTAAAATTAGTAGCATTCTCCGTATTGGTAATAGATGTGTCTAAAGGAAGCATTTGGAAATCCTTCATTGCAACATATGCTTTAGCATAGTTTCCTTTACCCCAATCTTCACCCATAGAGTGTCTAGGTAATGCGTTCTGATCAAACATGATAACAGTACCCAACTCATCTACTAAGATGTCTGCAATCTGATTATTTACCATGTTATAGCCAACCTGGTAAGCTTTCATCAAATCTACCAAAGAAGTTGATTTAGTATTTCTATCAGAGAATACTCTACCTTCTACAGGTAGCTTGCAGCCATATAATGTTTGTGATCCTTTAAATTGGAATGGAATTCTTCCAGGCTTAGTTCTATTAACTCCTACGTAAATGGGATTAATATTATTACTAATGTTTGATCTCCAGAAAGCAGGCAAGTTTGGACCAATCTTAACTCCGCCCCATACTTCATTAATCCAGATCCAATCAACGTGTTCACCTTGGAGAAGATTCTCCTTTGTCTTGTTTTTAAATACTGATGTATCATAAATTGGTTTTTCAGTTACTTTGAATGTTTCATCAATAATTTCTTGAATGATTTCTCCATCTTCAGTAATCCTAGTCAAGTGACCAACTTTTCTTTGAGTTTTCCAATAGACTGTACAAACTCTCATCAAATAACCTTGACCCCAATTTAGTACATCATCACTTTCACTTAAGATTGCACTTACAATATCACCACCTCTAGCTGGATCATTAGACCAGTTGCTAGTAAATTGTCTATAAGCTAAACCAGGAGAATTTGTATTCCACTCATGTGATCTACTTGGATCATAATAAGCTCCATCATTCTGGTAACCATTAACTTGATATAGTGCTGATTTTGCAGGATAAATATTCTGTAATGAATGTAATTGTTCTTCTGTCATCAAATAACCATACTTATCAATTACATCTGATACGGTCATTAAATCAAGTTTTCCAACAAAGTTACCTTCAGAAATATATCTTGAATCTGGAGACTTGTGGTAGAAAGTTAGAACAGGGTTCCAAAGTTCAACCTCATAATCATCTTCTAACATTCTGAAATGCCAGAACTCACGGTCTGTGATTAACATATCACGGAAACCACGTTCTTCTAGTTCTGCCATCTTGAATCTTTCTTCATCAACATTGTATTGATGTCCTGCCCACTCCTCAATTATAGATCTATAATCCTTTCTAAAGAAGTCTTCAATCTCAGGCAGTGATTTAATATTTTCAGGAGCTAATTGCTGTTGAGCTTCTGGACTATCTGGGTCCATTCCCATCTCAATCATTCTAGCAATTAACTTTGCTTCAGCATCAGCAAGTAGATTTTGCTCTACTTGGATTCTTTTTTGCTCAAGCATTTCATTATAGGATAGATCATCTACCGCTCTAAACTGAATCTTGTTGTATCTTTTAGAGAATTCCCCACATAGTACATTAACCACGTTAGGAATAATAGGGTAGAACTTAAGCTCTAATGCTGAGTGATCTTCTTTGGTTAAGACATCAATCATCTGAGCATAGTCATTATCTTCTGCTACAATGTAGTCTGTTTTATCAATGATACCTTTTGCAAGCTTGTAGTTTTTCAACAACTTTCTTGCATTCAATCTTAAAAACTCCATCCCCTGAAGCTCTAACCAATCAATGTTCCAGGCTGCCCAATCATCATCCTTCTCCTTTGCAGGTAGGAATTGAATAGGCTGAGTGAGACTAGCGGTAGTTGGATACCCCTCTCCCTTTGCACCTTTCTTTAAATCCAATGCGTTATATACCTTCATTATCTAAAGTTTTTAAAAGCAGATCTCCCTGGTCTACCTGAAGTCATAGTTTTATTACGTTCCAAGTTTTTAAACGGACTATACTTTAATTTATACAAATTATTTTGATTTTGCAAATTCTTTGTTGCATCTTCTTCTTTTCTTTTGGTAAATCCTCTGTTTGACTGTTGAATTTTGGCAAATGCAACCAATGCAGAGAAAGCTACCAAACGGTCAACGTTGACACCAGGTTGGTAAGCAAGCATCTCTTTCAACAACATAGGATCTGGAATCCTTTCAATACCCAATGTAGTACTGAGAATATTTCCATGGTTATCTAACTCAGTATCAGTCTCTTCTCTTAAGAACTCAATTGCATAGGAGATGAGGTGACTCTTAAATAGAATACCGGTGTTCTTCCATCCATACTCTTGGTATACTGTTGCATTTGAACCAAGATCTTTTAAGAATAGAATTTGTTGCTTTGGTACCAAGTATCTCTGCTTTCTTCTAGAGATCATGTACTGGATAAACAAAGAGATGTTGTTCTCCACAACGGTCCAAGCATTGTACCATTCAATGATCTTTTCCAATTGCTCATGAGTCTTGTTAACATCATCATATCTACCACACCAAGCTGCTACAATTTTATCTTTCTCAATAAAGGATTCATATCCATCAGGAGTTTCTCTTGTAACCTCTACAGCACTCTTGTAAACAAAGATACTACAGAGTGAATCTGAAGTAGTTGTTTTACCTTCTGACACGGGGTCAACAGATGCATAGTACATCCCAAATGAAGGATTTTTAACAGGTCTTTCCCATACAACAAGGACACCAGATTTATCTTGCATCTTCTTATCTACCGGAAACTGTGATATAGGAAGTTTGTTACTTCTTTTAGCTTCAATACCTTCTACAGTTCTTTCCAATTCAATATGCTCAAAAGAATATTCTTTGTCTTCAATCCTTTTAAGTTGCTTGGAAATAATACCCTGTGGAAAGATAGACTCCTTTCTATAAGCAAATGCTTCAGCTATATTGGTTGGTTTCTGAGATATACGTAACTGATACTGCTCTGGGTTTAGTTCAGACTTCCACTTTTCTCTTTCAGCATGAATTGCCTTCAAAGCCTCTTCAACTAATGAGTTACCATACTCATCAATGTATGGAGGCATTGACCATTGCTCAGGAATAAATAAGCCGGCTAAGCCAATGGTTCCATCTGCATCAAGCAGGTTTGTTTCTACAGCATAGATGTCATTGTTTGTTGGATTAAGAACCATGTCCTTCAAAGGATTACATTGTTCCAAATCACCCACAGATCCTGCAGCAATAAACATACCTGTAGTAACCATACCGGAAGACATTGCAGGTCTTAAGTATTCATAAGTCTCCATCATCTTTGGAGCAATACCAGCTTCCTCATGGAAAAAGTATGTAGTAGGACCACCGACACCTGTTGTTGCACTCTTCTCAAAAGAGGCACCTTGTATCTTAGATTTTAAACCTTTGGTAGTCTTTCTGTTACCAACTCTTACTTCAATCTGTTGTTGCCATAAAAGAACCTTTTCAGGATTACTTGGTCTATACCAAGCAGTATGTTCATTCAAGAAATCTTTGTACTCATCCAAGAATTTCCAAGAACCTTTATCATTGATGTAGTCTTTTAGTGAAGCACCAATCTTACATACACTACCTTCTTCAAACCAGTAGGTGTTTATAAGCTTACCCATGTGGAAGTAAGAAGAAGCAATCTGACGTTTCTTTAAAATAGCTGAGTGTTTATTACTTAACTCAGCCAACAGTTCATAGATAGCCATATGATACTGTGCATCTCTGACTTTGGCAAACCCATATTTCTTCTCTTCTTTATCATAGATTGGAAGAAAGTTTAACCACATGTAGTAGTCTCTTGTAAGATACCAGGTCTTTCCAGCATTCCTGTAGATTGCACCATTACGGCACTTCTCCTTTTCTGCTTCCCAATAAACGTTAAAGTCTTTTGATCTAAAAGGAGCTGAGCAATAAAAACCATTCTTGTTGAAGTTTTGTGCTTCTTTGTTAAATAAGAATGATGTTTCATCATACTCATACTGACCAGGTTCTTTGAAGATGCTCAGTAAAAAGTCAATGAACTCCTGCGTAGTATAAAACTCCGTAGTAGTCCACTGACCATTTTCATATGTTGGAACTATTCTGTTCATTCAATCACAGCAAGAATATCACCTTGAGCAATAAGTAAATGCTTCTCACCATTATGTTTCATCTCAACAGGTGTTGCGTAATCTACATACTGAATAAGATCACCTACATTTACTTCAGTTACTTCTTTACCAATGCCCACAATGTAGCCTTGAAATGTCTTTTCTCTAGCTGCATCAGGAATCATTATCTTGGTCCCCGGAAAGAACTCCCCCGGTTTCTTCTCCTTGATCAATACTCTCTTGCCCACTGGCACAATTTTCTGGTTTTCCATATTTTTCTTTGTTTAATGTGTTAATAAAAAGGCAGTCATCCCAATAACAAAATACCCACTCTTCTTTTTTTTCGTGTATCATAACTGATCATAAGCTAAACCTTGCCCTCCTCTTACATGACTTTCCTGTTCCTGTTTCATGTCACTGAAAGCTCCTTTGTATGAGGATCTAATTTGTTCAAACTTTGCAGCAGCATTAACCAATGAGTTAATGTTACCATCTCTACCATGTTCAATGGATGTTGTTTCCATATACTTTGCTAATCTATCAAGCATTGATTTAATACCCTTGTAAGCTCTATACGTTGGTGTTTCATATAATTTGTTGCATGTTGCAATTGCTCTCAAAATTACTTCATCTTCTGGAGATTCTTGCATCAATACTTCTTCCATAATCAAATCTTCTTTCTCTGCTTCTGGAACATTGAAAAAAGGGTTCATGTCCGGATTAGGACATGTCATATAAAACAGATACTGATATACAGACATGTATGTATCTGGATAATTATCCATTATAGACTTCAGAGAATCTAATGTATAACAATGTTCAGTTGGAATTACTTTACCATTCTGAACGTCAAATAATCTAACTATCATTTTCTATTATCTTTTAACCACATAATTATACTATTGACTTCATCTTGCAAGTATGGTAATTCATAGAATGTAATATCTTCAATCACAGGTTCACCATTTACATGTTCATTAATTGGATAACCATTGTCATCAACGCCAA